CATGTACTGCTCATTATCGGCGGGCAGTTGGCCCATTTCACCACGAGGCCATTTTATACGAAACTCGGTATTCTTTTCTAAATCTTTTTCAGCTAAAATTAAAGAAGTTTCTATGGTTGTAATACGTGAAACCACTCCAAAATATGCCCAAACACCCAGTGCTACCGCTGCTATAATACTCAGCAGATTTCGAACGGGCATAGCTACACTTGTGTTATCGCTTAATTTCATGTTAACATTTCCATTTTCTTAAAGCCAAAGCTTTACGTGTTGGTCTTCCTTTTTTATCTTTCATTGGACCTTTAACTCCTCCCATACGAGCACAAAAACTTTTACGACGTTTAGCAGCTTTAGAACCTTTTTTAACTTTTCCAGTAACAGCTTTTTTTAATTTAGATCCAGGATTAGCTGCACGATAAGAAGCAATGCCTTTGGCATTTAAGCCTCCAGATTTACTTTTTCCTTCTTTTCTTTGCCATGCTGCTGTTTTAGCCATTTTTCTTTTTCTTTTTTATAACTTTTTGTAAAGTTTTCGCTTGTTTAGCATGTGTGTTAGATGCTTTTTTTAAACCTTTAATTACTTTTTTAACTTTTTTTCTTTGTTTTGGTAACATTATTTTCTCGCTGTTTTTGCACTTTTTCTAAAAGCTTTAGCTGTTGGTGAACCTTTGCTTCCAGGTTTCCTCATTTTTTCTTTACTACCAGCTTTTATTCTTTTTCTTTTAGCATGTATGTTTGCATAAAGTCCACGTTTAGCCATTATGCCAATCCTTTCATCAGTTCACTTAATTCATGCGCCCGATTTGGAGTCTGCTTTGCCCATCTCGAGTCGAGCATTTCGCAACTTGCGTCAAAAAATTTACCTTCTCGTAAAAATTTCCACATATTACGAAACTTTGACACACCCCCAGCCCCAAGCTGAAACACCATTTCAATAATTATTTCTTTGGCTACAGGTGGTAATTCTATGTCATGACAAAGTTTATTTGCTCCATCAATAGCTCGATTAAGATCTGTAATAAAAACTCGGTGTAATTCTTCTTCCGAATATTCTTTATTTTCGTCCCAAATTTCATCTTTGGTACACAAGTGTCCCCACCCAATAGTTTTATTTTTTAGGGTATCCAGATAAACGGTATTACGAAAACCTTCATGAACCTTAATACGTGCTTCTAAATTTTTATAGTCCGCCATTTTATTCACCTTTCATTGTATCAAGTTTTTTATTAATATTTTTTATTTCAACTTCAATGACCGCGATCCGCGATTCAATTTTTGTAAACGTCATTAACGCTGATTCCATTCTATCCATATCTTTTTCTAATGCATTTACGCGTTGACTTGTCATTCCCCAAGTTATTCCCAAGGCTAAAATAACACCAACTAACCATACACTATCTTTTACAGTAAAACTCATTTATCTCTCCAATTTAAGACGTAGTTTTTCTATTTCCCTAGCTAGCCAATCTACTGGTTTTGTAGCTTGTTCTACCATATTTCCACTAAAATCTAAAGCATCTCCCCCCGCTTCTAAAATGCCTCCATAAACAGGTTCTGCTAGATCTCCTAGCATACTTGCACCAATTCTAAGTGGAAAAGGAACTGCTATATTTTCAAAAATTTGTCCTACTCTATGACCGCTAGACCAAGGAAAAGCTTGTTGATAAGCAGGTACATCCATATTCATCATTTGTTGTCTATAATTAAAATATTGATCTGGTGTTAATCCTAATCGTAAATTTTGAGCATCTAAATTTTGTAAAAAATTAATTTTATCTTTTTGATTCATATTTGAAACTTCAGCACCATCTAAACTTCCAACACCACTTAATAAATTTAAAACATTTTCTCTTTCTCTTTGTGCTTCTAGAGCTGCTGGATCCGTTGTATCTAGAGTAAAATTACTCCCATATCCTGAGTCTCGAGCACCCATGTTTCCTCCACGGTTTGCCCAAACGCCATCTAGGTAATCTTGGTATCCTTTATACTGTTGTGTTTGAGTAAAATCTTTTCCTTTGGCAGCGTATTTTTCAGTAAGACGATCTACTTCATTAGACAATTTATGTTTGGTAGGATCACCTTTGGTTCTGTACCAATCTTTTTTACTTTCCTCTGCCATGACTATTTGTAATCACGGTTCTCCGGATCTGTTCTTCCATACTTAAACCAATCCATTACATCTAAAATTATTTTTTCAATTCCTTTAGGTTCTTTTCTTGTAATTTCTCCTGTTTCAATATCTAAAATATAAATTTGACCATCTGTATAAGGCAAGCCGCGATCTTGTATTTCCTCTAAAGTTAATCGTCTTGTATTGCTTTCTTCTTCTGATGGTCCGCCGCCTTTGCCAAATACTCCTGTTATTTTTTCAACAAATTCTTTTACTCTCTCAGCTGGTGTATCACCTTCTATCATATCATCTGTTATTTCTATATCATCTACCAGGTCATCTGTTTGTTCATCAATAAGTTTAATTTCTCCGGTAGTCATATTCTGAGAATATTTACCTAGTGGTAGTCCCATTGCTTCCATTTGTTGTGGAGTTAAAACTCTAATTTTTTCTGACTGCTCCGTGGTTATTGTTCCAATGGCGCTGTCTTCTGGATTTGCCACTTCGTAATCAATTTTTTGTCCAATAATCTCAGAACTATTGTCGTCAAACACGTATCCCTTTTTTTCCATATCTCCTTGTGTTTCAAATCCTAAAAATTCTCTAATAGCCTCCGCTGATTCTTTACCAAATTCTTGTGTAAATCTAGTTGGTTCTTCTACAAACATTTGAATTAACTTACCCATTACAGCATTTTCTGATAACCCCATTTCTTTTTGCGTACGTAAAAAATCTACTTGATTTTGCGCATTCATAACATCTTGATTTCGATCTAAAGGAATAATACCATCTTTAGATACTGTGTCTTTTATTTGTATAATATCTTCAATAGCCATTATAGTACCCTTTGTCGTGTTTTAGGAGCTGCATTAACGATTCCTCCTTGAGCCATTGTTACAGTATTCCTTGATGCAATCATCTGTCCAGTTGTATCATATGGATAGAAACTTGAAAACCGTTCTGGTGTAATATTATTAGCCATAGGGGCTGAAGCTAATTGTATTTCATTTTGGTTCGCGAGCTGCGAAGCAGGGACCACGTCGGGAATATTCATATTTAAAGAAGCTTCTGGTATTTCTGGAACTTCCCTTTGGTCGGGTGATATACGTTCCAATTTAGTTGGATTTTCACTTGGTACAGTCCCTTCATTTGAATCATTAACTTGAACCCCATCATCAGTTAGAGTATATTCTTTTGAATCAGTTACAATAACAGGAGGTTCCATAAGGTCTTCAACTGACAATTTTATTCCTATATTCCATAAATAGTCAGAAACCCTTGTTGCTTCGTTTTTTTGTAGCCCTTCAAAATATCCAAATCCACCTTTACTTAAATTGTAATTAATAAATAAATCTTTAGATAAAAAATTAGCTACATCAGGATTAGAAAAAGCTTCAAAATAAAGAGCTTGAATTTTTCTTTTTTGCTGGGTGCTAAATAATCTTGAAACTAAATAAATAAGCGTATTTCTTCCACTAACACGACCTTCTTTCCATGAACGTACGATAGAACTAAAACTTTGAACACTTGTTCCAAGTTGTTCTTGAATTTTTTTAATGCCAGGAGGAGTTATATCGGCAACAGCTGCTGGATCAGGAACTCGAAAAACAGTTTCATAAGCATCTATAATAGTTTTTAATGCTTTAATTTCATTATTATTATACATTAATTTTAAAACTTCTTTTCCAGGCTCACTTTCCATCCATTTTTTAACCGCTGCTCCATTTTCTAAAGGAATCGTATCCCCTATGTTTTTCCACACCATACTGCGAAAAGCATTTTTAGCATCAGTCTTTCCAAATTGCGTTTCAGACGCATTTCTTAATGTTTTCATTAAAGCTGGATCTTTTAATGCTCTTTTAATTAAGTCATTTACCGTGTAAATTAATAAATCTTGGGTTTCTCCACTTATACCCGCAGCTGTTCCTTGAGCAGTTGCTTGAATTTCACTATTAACAATATCAATAATAGGTGCTAATTTTTCTCTTATAAAATTTTTTTCTATATTTTCGTTTCTTGTTTTTAAAGCTATAGTTCTATTGGCAGCGTCATCTGTAAGTGTTTTTGAATTTAATAATCCTTCTTTTATATTAGGCCAAAATTTTAACCAGGCATCATTTTTTTCCATCCATTTATTTAATTTAATAGTATCAATAGCTCCATTTTTATTAATAATATTTGCGTTATAAATTTTATCCATAATAACGTCACGTACAGCATTGTTTAATTGTGTTTGTTCAAGGGGATCACTAACATTATCAACTAAAACTTTAAAATTTTTAGCAGTTTCTGAATTTTTTAAAAATTCTGCCGCTACTTGTTCTGGAGGCGTATAATATCCTCCTCCAGCTTGTACTCTATTCATTTTAAATACAGCACCTTTATTATAAATATCAGCTACTTGAGCTTTATAATCAGTAAAAAATTTGTCTAAAGTTCGAGCTGTTCCATCATCTAAAGTTCTAAGAGGAATCATTTTAGTTTTCATAAAATCAAATAACGCTTGTTGCGTCATATAAAGATTAGCGTAAGCTTCTTTTCCTCCTAGACCCATGCTTTTAGCCATAGAAGCATCAAAAAGTTGATTTGTAACTGTTGAATAAAGTTTCCAGATATCTAATAGACTAATAGGTTGATTATCCGGTGTGTTTATAATTTTTTGAATAACAGGAGGTAAAGTGTCCGGATCTTCAAAATAACTTGCTTTCTGGTTAGGGCCCCAAATTTTTTCTAGAAGACTCTTTTTAAAATCTTTAAAGTTTGATACCTTCATGTTAGGACCTAATGTATTAATAAGAGAATCTTCAGCTACAAAAGGTTCCATTGCTAATTTTCTATTAGTTTCAATAATTTCCCTAATAGTTTGTCCCCCTGAAACTGCATCAGCTCCACTTATAGGTTTAATGTTACTTTGAGAGGCTATGTTAGATAATACATCCGCTTGATCTAAAATTTCTTTTTTAATAGCATTACTTTGAATAATTCTTCCTGATAAATTATCAATAACTATCAGAGGAGCATGTTCATCTGTAACAAACATATTTTCATAAAAACCTTTAAGAATATTTTGATTTGTTTGTTTTCGATCCATAATTAAATTTAATTGTTCTCCACTTGCCTTAGCCTCAATCGCCATTTGAGTAGATATGTTTTTAGCTGAAGGTGCTTGTTGAGCTATACTTAATTGCAGCTTTTGATTTTGAAGCATTTGTAATATTTCTATTTCACTATATTTTCCTGAATTTCTTAAAACATTTTCATAGGCTTGTAATGCTGCCTGTGCTAACTTACCTACAGTAAAGTCTTGATTACCAATGGTAATAGTGCCAGTTTCCGTTTCATTTAACATTTTAAAAAGTTGAGCAGATATTTCTTCTTCATTCATTCCTTCTTTAAAAAATTGCGCTCTTAAAGCTTGAAGAGACTCTCCTCCCACAACATTTTGTTTGGTAAGTAAAGCTATTTCTCGAGGAATAACACTAGCTGGATCATTAATAGCTGCTTGCCATACGTCTTTAATTTGTTTGTATACAGCTTCATCTACTTGATCTTGAAGAGATCGAAGATATTCTCGTTGCGCTGCTACACTTCTTAAAGAAAGTAGTTTGTTAAGATATTGACCTGTTAATTTTATGGTCGTTCCAGCTAGAGGTGTTTTAGTTAAAAGAATTCCTGCTCCCTGTACACCTTTTGCTGTTGTTAGAACCACAGCAGGCGCTGCTAAAGATCCTACAACCAGGGCTCCTGTTTCTATTAAAGATGACAAAACAGGATGTTGTTCTCTAAATTCGGGTGTTAATTGTCTATCAGCTGTGTATATTCCTGTAGCTGCTCCTGTTGAAAAAAGTAAATCCATTTGAGCCGCTTTAAGAGGATTGTTAGCAATCCAGTTTAAGTAATCTTGCCCTGCACCTGTTAAGCCCCACTCTCCTTTTCCCGCTTGTCGAATTTTAGACACATCCGTTATCCATTCATATTTACCCGGCCTTACCTCAACCATTTTTCTATATTTCATTGGAGTCTTCATAGCGTTTATAAATCCAGCTCCTGTAAAAAAAGTTGCACTTAAACCAGCAAGATCTCCAGACATGCGCGACCATTTTTCCCATTCATTACCGGGCTCTTCATTTTCAAAAATATATTTATCACCGGTAACTAAACCAGGACTTGAACCATCAGTTGAAATACCAACTCCGGTAGAACCAGCCATGTATCCTAATTTTCGTTTAATAATCAAATCAGAAAATTGAAAAACATCATCTTCACTCCATCCTAAATTATAGGTATCAGAAATTCCAAGAGCTAGGTTTTTAATAGCCGTATCAGGAAGAAACATTATACTATCTATAAATCCTTCACTAAATTGACCATAAACAGATAAAGGAGTAGCTCTTTTTTGAGTAGTAAAAGTAATATTTTTTGTATCTTTATCTCCGGTAACAGTGTCGCTTTCAGATACTGTTGTAAGTTTATCATTATCTAAAAGAGATTCAGATTCTATTATTTTAGTGTTAATATCAGGTTCATATTCTGAAGTATCAGTAGTATCTACTTGAGTTTGTCCATTAAATTTTGATCCTGCGTTTGTTGTAAATGTAACCATTTTTAATTTGTCTCCGTTATTTCTTCAGCAGGACCACCATCAATAGATACCCACATACCTATTATACTTTTTCCTTGAGATTCAAGAAAATTTAACCATTCTTCTCCTCTTGTTAACGTGTCTCCTGTGTTTATAATAATAGGATCATTAGCTGTGCCACTTGGTATTTTATCTAAACGAAGCCATGTCTCAGCTGGATCTGTTTTAAGTAAATTTCTATTAAAAGATAATCTGTTCTGTATAAATCTGAGAGTCTCATTAAAGTTTGCCCATCCTACTTCTGGATCTAAAAATAAGGCAATTCCTTCTGTATTTAATTTATTAATTAATTCTTGTTCTGCTACAGGATAACGAGGGTTTAAAGAAAGGGCTTGAACTAAGACACGACTAAAAAGATCTACTTGTTTTTGACCACTGGCTGTTTGAACAAATTTACCCCACTCATCCATTCCTGAAGGTAAAATAGACATTACTCCTGTTAAAGCATTTTTAAAGAAATTTTCAGGACCTAAAACTTCTTCAAGTATTGCTATTAAATCTTCAGCCTCTACCATAGCATATGATAAGTTATTAATTTGTCTAATAGCTTCTTCGTAATCACCTGTTGTTAAATCATTAATAGTGAAGTCTGTAGGAGTCATTACTACCGCATAAGGATTTTCATCATCAATTTGTCCTAGTAATGGATAATTTCCTTTATTGTCTGCATTTACTAATTGTCTGCTGTTAGTAGCTTTATCTACTATATAAATTCTTCCATCTTCCTGAACAACCATGTCGATAACTCCATCAACCATTTTGGTTGCTTGTTGTATATATTCTTCGTCACTAGGAGTTGTATCCTCTGTTACTCCCCAATTATTGGATTTAAGAATATCCGTAAGAGAACCAATTTTCTTTTCTCTTTCACTAATATTGGCTGGTGATAAAAGAGGTTTAATTGCACCATCTTTTTTATTTTGCATCCACACACCACCTCTATCAACAGGAAGACCTAAAGTACGGGCTGTATCTTTATCTAACACCACCCAATTATCTCCTGGAGTTTTATAACCTTGTAACTCAGTTATTTTTCCGGTCGTATTATTGCGTTGCCAAACTTGTCCACTATCTGTTGGAAGACCCATTGTTTCAGCCATTGCAGAAGAAAGCACGCTAAAGTTTTCTGGTCTTTGTTCAATACCAAAGAGTTGGGAAGTTTGTTGAGTATCTTTATCTCTTTGCCAAATTTGTCCATCTTCTGTTGGAAGACCTAATTCTTGTGCTTGTGCTTTACTTAAAATCTCAAAATTTTTGCCTACTGAAGCACCTATTAATTGAGTAATATTACCGTCTTTGTCATTAATTTTATAAACTTCTCCCGCTTCAACTGGAAGATTGTTAGCTATAGCCTGTTCTGTAGATAAAATTCTAAATTTATCTTCCTTAGGAACAACACCTTGAAGTTGTTTTATATCTCCATTAAGTATGTTTTCTCTCCAAATTTGTCCTTTA